TTGGGAAGAGACCAAAAGCTTAACCAGTTCAGGCTCTTCATCGTGATTGATTCTAGTATAGCCAATGTCTGGATTATCAGAGACAAGATCTTTAATGATTGGCTCCATTACTTCCGAGGTAACGGATGAAGTGTTCGTAATCTCGATAATCTCTTTAAGAGTCATGATACTATTATACCTTTGATTAAGCCGAAACAAGCCTACGCTTGATTGGGTCAAACATCTTTGGTCTTTTCTTGTTAGCTTTGCCGTTTTGACGGTTGCTATTGCGAACTGATGCTGTCTTTTTTGCCATGAGTAAATTATAACATAACTATTGTTATAGTTTTGTTACTTCCTTTGCTGGTACACGCTTGTATACAATCGGATCATCCGAAGTATTCTCAACAAACAGCCACTGGTTGGCATGGAGTTTGATATTGTTAGCTAACTTAGTAGCCTTCTTAAGATCGCTACATGCGATTACGTATTCATGTCTAGTCATATAGTAATTTTAGCATATTGCTATTGACATAGTGACAAAAATGGGGTATATTTAATAAAAATTGGAGAAAAATGATTGAAGTTACAGTAACTAAAGAACGTGTGCAGGAAACTCTAGACTTTGTAAAGGCAATGAGGCTTGCAAAAGAGAAGCATAACGTAGAAGACAAGATGTTTGACATCAATAATACATCTGAGGGTATTAATATTATTGGTCATCTTGGGGAGCAGGCTGTTGGTCAGGCTCTTGGTATTCCTGTAGATACAACTGTAATGGTAGGCGGAGACGACGGCTCTGATATGGTTCTAGATGGAATGACCATTCAGGTAAAGACTAGTCAGCTAAAGAGTCTTATCTTCAATGCACCCTGGCTATTCAAGTCTGATATTGCTATCATGGTACAGTTTGTTGGTGCAGACAAGACACGGTCTTGGGAAGATCCACAGTTTAAAATTTGGGGGTACATAGACAGGGAAACATTCCTATCTAATCACTACAAGAAGAACTATGGATATGGTGAACGACTAGTGATGGATGTACCAGACCTAAACCCTATTGAAAACTTTCTAGAGTATCAGAAGTTTGAGCCGTATATTGTTGAGCTATCTGATGAAGACATTGAAAAGATTAGAAAGTTTGTTTTAGATGAAAATCATCCACCAAAACAATTTAGAGATATCGGAAACGGAGAATAACAGCAATGGAGCAAATAACGAATAAGCTATACAACTGGGCATCAATCCTAGACAAGGATACCTTGGAGCAGGCTAAGACAACTTCGTCAATGCCTTTTGTATTCCCACACCTAGCACTGATGCCAGATGCACATCTTGGCAAGGGGTCAACTGTTGGGTCAGTTATTCCTACAGAGGGTGCAATTATGCCTGCTGCAATTGGAGTAGACATTGGTTGTGGAATGATGGCTATTAAGACTAACAAAACTGTAGATGATTTGGCTACCGTGGATCTTAAGGGATTGCGTGAAGCGATTGAGTCTGCCATTCCATTGTCCGCATTCAAGCACAACCAGACTGTTCAACCAGACGCACTTGACGCTGCTGAAGAATTGCTAGAAGATGCACTAGATGCAGGGTTTAATCCATCTGATTATGCTTCTAACTGGATGCACCAGATTGGTTCCCTTGGTTCTGGTAATCACTTTATTGAGATTACGAAAGATGAAGATGGATCTATCTGGCTATTCCTACACTCAGGTTCACGTGGAATTGGTAATAAGATTGCTACACATCACATTGCTGTAGCACAGGAGTATGCAAAGAAAAACTTTATTACACTTGTAGACCCAGACTTGGCATACCTTGTAGAAGGTACTCAAGAGTTTCACCGCTACATTCTAGAGATGTACTGGGCACAGAAGTTTGCTTTCAAAAACCGTGATGTAATGATGAATCGTGTCAAGAAGGCATTTAAGCAATATGCAGGAGATTTTGAAATCATTGAGGAAATCAACTGCCACCATAACTTTACTCAGCTTGAGAAGCATTGGGGCAAGGACCTGTGGATTACTCGCAAGGGTGCTATCTCTGCTAAGGAAGGTGAAATGGGACTTATCCCAGGGTCGATGGGTACTGCATCTTATGTAGTTGAGGGACTTGGGAACAAGCTATCGTTCTGTACTGCACCACATGGGGCAGGTCGTGAGTACTCTCGTAATGAGGCAAGAAAGACCTTTACAAAAGAGTCTTTGGATGCTATGATGGAGGGTATTGAATGGTCACACTCTGATGCATTCATTGATGAACACCCAAACGCATATAAGGACATTGACGTAGTAATGGAAGACGCAAAAGATCTTGTAAAGATTCGTCACACACTAAGACAAATTATTAACATTAAGGGAGACTAAGAAGTGGCAGTAAACCAAGAAGCATTTGACGCTTACATGAAGATGTCTCAAGAGATTGAGGACTCTCTTATTGCTGAGATGGGTCAGGAAGCGTACGATGCGAGCCAGCATTGGGTAAATAACCCTCTAATCAGTCCTATCAGTAAAGTACACAACTTTGAGGAGCATGAAAAGTGGGTTCGTAAGGACCAGACTGAACGCATTGTCAAACTGTTAGAACGCCTATGGGAAAAGACCCAAGGCACGGATATTCCAGCGGTAGTTATTTTGCCAAACGCAATAGAACTAATCAAAGGGGAACAGAAGTGAGCCAGATTCAATACCCCCACCCTGAAGTTCACATTGTTGATTGGATGGCAGGCGTTGAGTGGGAGCGTGAACGCATCCTCAATCTGCGTAAACAAATAATCAACTGCGTTGTCGACTACGGACTAGCAGGTGAAACTTATTTGCGTGCAATGCGTGATCTTGAAGCCTTAATCAAAGGAGAGCAGAAGTGAAAAAGATTCATTTTAAAAAGTGGGAGCCAGACAGACTTTACCCTGGTAACTTTTATGGCTTCCTTATTCAGACTCACCCAAAGCATAAGGGGATAGAGATTTATTGGGGTAAAAAGATTTACGATATTTGGATTGGATATAAGAAGTGAGCCTACAAAACATCCTTGACATTATGCAGAGTGCCATGATAGTATTACTTGCAGTAAATATTTATACACTTAGCAAAAGGAAATAATGAGTGATTTTATTGGATACTACCAGGAAGACAAGATCAAGAGTCTTTTTATCGGTAGGAAAGTTGTAAAGGCTGAGGGTTCTGACCTTACCCTGGACGATGGCACTATCCTACAGATCATTCCTAATGATGGTGGATGTAGCTGTGGTGCTGGTGACTATTACCTAGACAACATTAGTAAGTTTGACAATGTTATTACAAATGTAGAAGTTAAAACCTTTGGTGGTGAAGCTGGGATGTGGGATGAAGACGCTCATACCTACCAGATATTAGTATATTCTGGCGGTATCTCAACATCAATAGCTGATATCAAGGGTGATGATGGTAATGGATACTATGGTACTGGATTTGAAATTTATGTAAAGCATCGTCCAGGACCACCGAAGGCAGAGTTTGTAAACATTTTTGATAAGAATAATTGGGAAGAGCAATGAACGAAATGCAACAAGAGATAGTTAGACTATCTAATATCTGGATGCGTTTTGTAGGACAAGACCATCACAAAGATCGTGACTGCCATTGGTATGTTGAGAAGTATTACTCATATGGAGAGCCACCATACTACCAGGCATATCACCATGGATATATTGGTGATGATTTTATGGGTACTAAATGTGTTACCCTTGAAGAAGCAGAAGAAGAACTGCTAAATGCTATTAAGTTTGAGATTCATAAGGCAAAGATCTGGGTTGCTCGTAATCTAGAGGATGTTACAAAACTAGAGAATAGTGATGATGAAGAGCTTTTCTTTGGTAGTTCCGAAGAGTACAGTCGGATGCTAGCTATTCTAAATGAAGCCTAGTCTTATTTGATTTAAAGCTCGGCGGTAAATAAGAGAAACAAACAAGCGAAACGCTTGACAATCTCCCCTATCCCCGATATACTAGTATTATCCAATAGAAGGAAAATAAATGAGCAAAGAAATGACTTACGGTCTAGGCTACCAAACTGGAATTCCTGCAGGTATCTGGCAGGCGATCCATCGAATCCAGGAAATGCAAGAAGAAGGTCTAGTAGGTACAGATACTATTATTGACTACCTAAAGAAAGATGCTATCTGGGCTATGCAAGATGTAGATGGCTGGGATGGCGTTAAGCTAATGGAAAATGCAAATGGCTGGAAGCCAGGATGGTTTAATGCCAATTAATGGCGGTATAAAGTATAATTAACTGTGAAAAAATTAAAACTAGTATTAAAACCCTATCTAGAACAATTTAAACGTTCTCCTATCTGGGTAAAGATAGTCGTTATACTATGTATATCCTGGTTGGTTATGCCAATTGATCCATGGGACATCCTGTTCCCATGGATTGCCTTTCACGATGATTTATTCATAGCAGGTATTCTGCTTAAGCTGCTTCATAAGTATGGAGGTCTACCAGATGAAGACCCTACAAAGCCTATCGATCTATTGAAGGACATCTTCAAAAAATCCGAGGGCATCAAGAAGAACCACAACCACTAGTATAAAGAAAGAATAGTATATGGAAAACCTATTAGTAGGAATAGCTTGTTTTATTGGAGCTTTTATTGCAGCTTGGATTAGCTACAAATGATAGTAATAATCAAAAGAATACATCCTTATCTAGGTAAGGTCGTATATCCGAAAAAGCTACCTATTGACCTATTGGATTATCTGAGTATCAGGCTATTTGGATATAGGATAAAGACCCCATATAAGGTTGTTTGGATACCCCGAAACATGATATCCAGATACGGCTAAAAGTCCCTCTATGACCCCTTAGAAGGCTGTTTTGATACCTTTCTGATGGTGTTATTTGGAAAATAAATCTTACTGATCGTAATGGTTTTGGTGGTGGAGTGAAATGGAGGAAAGTGGTTTGGGTAATAATGCCTACATATAGGGGCGATCGTAATCTTTTCTACTATATCTAGTATCCCCCAAACCAGGCTATCCCCCATATCCAAACCTTGACAAACCATATATCCTTTGATATAATGCCCCAATATCCCCATATAAAAACAATAAAAAATCCCTGGTTTTATAGGCTATATTATATAAAACCTTATATAAATAACCATATATCAGGGATAAATTTGTTCTTTCGTAATACTATAGTGTTTATAGTTATACTAGGGAATTTGGGTATACTTTCTGGATGCCCTTGGCATTATCCAAACCAATATAATTAGACATACCAGCTAGCGATCCAAACCACAAAGCGATTATATACTTTTCGGGGGTATTTAATGATGGATCGTAATCTATTAGTAGTACTAGTATAAAACTCTACCTCACGTTGATAAGCTTCTGTATACTTATACTCTTCTGATGTAAAGTATGGAGCTATATACTCTTTACTCCAATAACCTCTAGGACTCATATATATAGTATATCAGGATATAGATGGTTTGGCAAGCCTTACCTAACTACCCCAAACCAAATATCACTAATAAAACTTTCAGCGATTTTTTGATCTCCTTCGTAATAATATTTGGGGGAATAATTATACAGTTCGTAATCCCATAATCTGGGAAAATTTTTGATCCTTCGTAATCAAATTGTTATATATATAGGACTTGACAAATATGAAGGTTTGTGGCGCTACGCCCTTGGGCTGAGGATTACTCCTCAAACCCAAAGCCCAAGATGTCTTCAAGGGTTTCATAGCCCTCTTCAGTATCTTCCATTTCCAAACCTGTCAAAAGCAGGTCAAAGGTTTCGTTGATAAACTTATCAGAAATCTCTGTTCCCTTTACAATGCCCTCTGACAAAGCAAAGGCAATAGGCAAGCCAATGTCGTTATAGGTGATAAAGTCTTCAAAGTCTTCGTCATCACGATAGTTCAGCCATAGGTCTGATAGAATGTTAGTTTTGTTTTCAAATGATGTAGCCATTAGTTCTCCTAGTTAGGTTTCTATTATACCAAATACCGCTGACAATTAGAAGAGCATCTCTCGCTCGTCTACCTGCTTGTCGTGCTTCTCAAATTCAGCAGCCTCTGCGACAATCATTAGGCGGTTGTATGAAATTGTTGGTGCTAGTCTACCAAGATAAATACCTACTTGGTCTAGGTCTAAGGTCACATCATTTAGTATTTCAGCAATCTTGACTGCGGTCTTTTCATTCTTGGACATTCCTCGTCTGGTCATTTGTATTCTCCTATGCTGATTGTATCAAAAATAAAGGGGGAAGTCAAGAGTAAGAAAGGAAACTCTCGACCTCCCCCCAGTTGGGTACCCACCCTAGCAACCCCTTACTATTTGGGTACCGTCCCTCGGAGCTCTGCTCGACGAAGGAGGATTCATATCAATATAACCAGTTAATCTGTCGATCGCTGGTCATATCGATGGTCATTGGGTCTGGAAGCTTGGCTAGCATGTCATCGATGCTAGGGTCTCTATCGTCTGCCAGGACCTTGAACAGCTCTAGTGCAATGAAGAAGTCACTACCCCACTCCTCCTCTGGGAAGTGGTGCGCAATGGACTTAGTCTGCTTTGCATCCAGTTCGAATGCGTCGAGGTAGAAACGCAAGGTCCTACCATCATCAGTCTGCGCATACACAGATGGTTGACAGGTTAGATTATCATTCCATGTAGTCTCTGCAGTCTCTACGTCGTAGTCCTCTGCATAGAATAGGTTTAGGTCATACTCTGCACTAACAACTTTAGGCGACAATGTTTGCTTCCTCTCCATAGATGTTCTTCAAGTCTACCACGGTAGCTACAGGGATGTCAATAGAGCCGTACTCACATTCTGGACAATCTGGGTTACCGTCTTCGAAACCATCTTCGTCAGTACAATCACACATACGGTATGCCCAAGTTGGAATTTCAGTGTACTCGTCATCCCAAGGGTTCTCGGTAATGTAGTAGTGGATACGGTTTACCCAGTGTAGACCAGATACAATGTAAGTACCCTCGTCACCATCTACCTCTGTCCAAACACAGTTAGGATTAGCAGACTTGACATAGTCATACTCCTCGTCATAAGTCTCGAAGTGTAGTTGGTCATACTTAACAAGATGATTTTTGATTGGCTTGAAGGTTTCTACCCAAGCGTCGTAGGTGTAAAACTTGCTCATTGGGGTCTCTTTCTTAGAAGTGGAAGTCTACGAATACAATATACCAGTTTTTGTTGCCATTGTCAATATCTTCTAGCATATATTTTGTATTGGTTGTCTCGTGGTGCATGTCATAGAAGTAAGAGTTGAAATCCCACTTGCCCTGTATCATGTCAATCATCTTTGACAGGTCATAGAGGGGGAAGCCAAAGTCCATTTGTCCGTCATACTTATCTAAACAAGCATTGATGTCAACGTTCTTCTCATTGAAGTGTTTGCGGTATAGATTGAACTCCGTCATACGTGCCTCAATACCCTCATTGATAGTATCAAGAAACTTACGTGGCTCGTCGTCATATGAAATAGTCATAGACTGGTTGTCATCGTCATAACCGTCAGTATCGTTAGGGTTCCACCTACCGCCACCAGTTACAAACCAATCATACCAAGATGAATAGTTATCACCACTACCCATGTTTACTTCAAGGTAGTGTTTTACTGAACTGAATGCGTGGCTCTTGTCGTCTGCCTGAACTGCGATACGCTGTAATACGTGCATGGGGTTTCTTTCTTTAGGGTTACACTCTATTTTAGAACAAAACGTTGGCGTTGTCAACTACTTCTTGCAAGATCGACTCTTCCCTGGCGGTAAGAAACGCTTGAATATACTCTTGCTGGGTAGGCAACTTGTCTAGTGGAAACTCTACAGTTAGTCCAGCAAACTTACTAATAAACTTATTAGTGTTGTAGTTGATTTCATAGACACCCTCACAGAATAGGTCGTCAGTCTCAAACTCTCGCTCGTCTACAAGTGGAACAGGTCCAGCAGACCAACGAACTACATTGAGGATGTCGCCACAGGTATCTCTACTAAAACTAGGAAGCATAGAACTAAACTTCTTCATATGCGTAGTTTCGGGGTAGCGAGTATTGTAATCCTGATAGATAACTTCTCTATCAGTATCGGAGATAAAGTAACACTTATCTAGTGCTAATTCTAACTCTTCTACAGCATAACGGTCAGTAGTAAGAATAGATAGAATCTTTACACCCTGACCCTCTGGGTAGTGGTCCCATTGTCCGTATTGTGCTACTTTTAGGATGTTGTCTTTGTCAATTACTTTAGTTAGTCCACGAGTTCCCATGGTGGAGCCTTTCTTGTTGGGGTTATATATAAATTATAGGGGATTTGGGGGATTTTGTCAAGAGATCTTAATCAAATATTTGATAAGCCCTCATGCCAACGATGTCCACTGCCTGCCTCTGCACGTCCATCCATGCAGTCTCACCAAAGTAGTACTTAGCCCTGCTGCCAGGGGTAACTAGCTTATAGAAATCAAAGTATGTATCTGAACTATATACAGCTACACCATCGTCATGATACACACGGTTCCATCCAGTTGAAGATACGGATGGCTTCTTGCTTGCAAATTTCTTTTCCATAGCTATATTATTCCAGAAACTGGGGAAAAAGTCAAGAGGTTCGTAAAGATATTTTGAAGGTTAACTACTTTACATAAGATCTTGGGGGCGCTCCCCAAAGGGGCAGGACTTGC